GCACGGACGGCCTATCTCGACGGGTTGACGAAGCCCCGCCTGCCGGCGCCGCAGATCGAACACACGCCCGAGAGCCGGGCGCGCATCCAGGCCATGGCCAAACAGGCGGCGGAAGCGATTGCCTCGGTCACGGCCCCGGATGATGCCGAGCGGGAACGGGAACTGGCGGCATCGTGGCAGCGGACACACCAGCGCTTTGCTCCCGACATGAGCGAGGAAGCGATGCGGGAGCGTCTCGGGCTCGTACAGGACCACTACTGGTCTGTTGGTGATGATGGAGAGGCAGCGTGAAGAAACTCCGCGTCCTCGATTTGTTTTCCGGGATTGGCGGCTTTTCGCTTGGGCTGGAACGCACGGGCGGGTTCGAGACTGTCGCCTTCTGCGAGATCGAACCATTTCAGCGCCAGGTGCTGGCGAAGCATTGGCCCAACGTGAGGCAATACGAGGATGTCAGAACACTCACAGCCGACACTCTGGCCAGAGACGGAATTGCCGTCGATGTCATCTGCGGCGGGTTCCCGTGCCAGAACGTATCGCTTGCTGGGGCAGCATGGGGTGTCAACACAGGACTTGATGGTGACAGAAGCGGGCTATGGTCAGAGTACGCACGTATTATCGGGGAAACCTGCCCAAGAGCAGTTCTCATCGAGAACGTCAAAGCTCTGCTCGGAAACGGACTTGATCGAGTCCTCAATGACCTTGCCGCGCTCGGGTATGATGCGGAATGGCAGGTTATTCCAGGCCCCTACGTTGGCGCCCCACAGTCTCGCGAGAGGGTCTGGATTGTTGCCTACCCTTCCGGCGAGCGAATGGAGGGATTGCTCCAGGGCATCCGTCCTGGCGCGCTTGGACAGGGGTGGGCGGGTGGCGCGCCGCATCTGCTCGACATCGCGCATTCTGCCTTCGGTGGAGATGATCGTTTTCCTCAACCCCTGCTTCGCGGAATGGATGACAGGCCTGCCAATTGGGTGGACCGAGTTGGAGCCTGCGGCAACGCTGTGATCCCACAAATCCCCGAACTCATCGGCCACGCCATCATCGAAAGCATGAGGGCAGCCGCATGACTTGCCCCTACTGCCTAAAGGCGGACTGCCCGGACCTTGCGGCGCACACAGAATATGCGCGGCGGACGGCTGCGCGAGACTGGTGTGGGTTTGTCGCGCATTGCGGTGGATTGACGCTGAAAATCTGGCGGGAAAGGCCGGATTTGTTGGGTAAATCAGTGCGTTATGATAGTATTGACGCCGCTCTACCCGACTGACTCTGGGGCAACAGGGGACACATATGGGCAGCACACAAGCAGCGTGGTTCGTCATCCAGACCAACCCCAACAGCGAAAAAAAGGCGGTTGGCGAGCTGCGCCGCGCCGGGGTGCGCGTCTACCTGCCCAAGCAGGTCATCGAGCGCCAGCACCGCCGCACGAAACAGAAGATCATCAAGCACCGTCCGCTGTTCGTCGGCTACCTGTTTATCCGCTTCCCCGATGAGATGTACGACCGTCGCGGCGTTCCCCCGTTCGGCCTCGCCCGCAAGTGCCAAGGCGTGAAAGAGTTCCTGCGGGCCATGAACGAGGTTGGCCAATGGGAACCGTTCCCGGTGCCGGACAGGGCCGTGGCCACCATCATGCGGCGCCAGCGCGGTAAGCAGTTCGACGGGGCAGCGATCCGCAAGGCGGAGGAAGCCGCCCGCATGTCCAGGTACAAGATCGGCGGCATGGCCCGCGTTGTAGATGGCCCATTCGAGAGCTTCATGGCTACAATCGAGAAGCTGCACAGCGACCACTCGGTTGAGGCGACCGTGAGCCTGTTCGGACGGGAAACGACGGTGCGCTTCGATGATCCCGGCCAGATGTTGGAGCCGGTAACCGATGGAAGGAAGGCAGCATGACAGACCCGGCGCCTAGGTACTTCCCGTGCAATTGCCACACGGCTTATCACTTCCTGCGGATAGACATTGACCCGGACTTTCCGGATGAGTTGGACGTGTCGTTTGTCTCGACGCGCAACGGTTCGTTTTGGCACCGGCTCAAATGGGCGTTCCTGCACGTCATGGGCCGCGAGGACCTGACGTTTGCCGATGCAATCATCAATCGGGAGTGCCTAGAGGACAATCTGGCCTACCTGCGCAAGGCGAGGAAGGCAGCGTCAGCGGCATTTGCCCCTTGACGCCATGTCCAGATCGGCATATTGTCCAAATCAGGACGACTCCACTGTGCCGTAGTTCGGGGCCTTGCGGGCGTTTCGCCGGGTGGAACCCTGCCAATCGACGTGGTTGGCTTTTCTTTTGCACGTCCAGATTTCTCATAGGCTCGCCCTAACCCGGCGGGCCTTTTGCTTTTGCGTATCTCAAACACGCGATAGTCAGTCCCACGGCTCCAGCCTATGGAACAGGGCGCGGCAGGCAAGGGCGGTACGCAGGTCTGCCCCCCGCTGCTTCATCTCAACCACGGTGTTGGCTGACACGCCGAGCAGGCGGGCGCAGGCGGCATCGGAACGGGCAAGGCCGGCCGCTTTCATGGCGGTCAACCAAGCGGTGAAGGCGGTAGGGGTCATATCTGGCGCCCCTTCTTCGACCAGCGGGCCTTGAGGTCTGGATACCGGCGGAGCGCACCAGCGACGCCCGACCACGACAGGCCGGCGTCCTTGACGGCTGTCGCCTTGACCGCACCCGCCTCGACGGCGATCACCACGCGCTCGACGGCATCGCGAGTCAGGGAGGGTGGCGCCATATCCCTTCCGATAGCGCGTAGTGCGGCTTTCGTCCGCGCCGATGCGCTACCGTGCGTACCGGACTGCGCCACAAGAGCCTGGACGTGGGCGGAAAGCTTGCCGGCAGCGTGGGTCGCAGAAGCGCTTGCCGCGAATGCGGATCGAGTTGCGGCGCCGACCAGCCCCCGCTCGCGAGGGATATGGTAGCGATCCTGATAGTCGGTCACGGTCATGTCGTGCGCCCGTACGATATGCTGGCCGAGCCCTCGGAAGGTGCGGCCACAGAGGAAGCAGAGCAGCCGGTCGCCGGAGAAGTAGGCGACCAGTTCTGTGCGTGGGATCGGCTCTGAAACGGGGAAGCCGGGCAGTGGGTGCCCGGCTGGGAGTTTAGACATTCAGACGGCTACCCGCACATAAGACGGGCTGCCGCGCCAGACGACCTGATCGTCCGGGTACTCGAACATCTGATCTTCCGTCACTTCGGTCAGCCCGGCCTCGATGGTGATCTCGTCACGGTCAAAGGACGTGCCGTCCGCGACTTCCACCGCTCGGGTGGCGGCTTCGATGTCCGCGCCATCGGGGCAAATGGCAATCAGCATCGCGGTGTCATTGAGGTAGGCAATCTGGAAGGTCTTGGTCATGTCGTCCTCCTGTTTCGATATGACCAGCATACAGGAAACTTGGATGCCGTCAACTAGCAATCGTGTATCCAAGTAAGTTTTTTCGGAGGCGTCCATGACCCTTCTCGACAAGCTTCTCGACGCGGCGGAAGAGAATGGCGGCCTCGTGCTCTCCGCTGATGATGTCATGGAGATCCTCGGCTGGATCAATGACGGCGAGATCGACCTGGACCACGACGAGATAGGCGAGATCGCCTTCACACCCGACGACAGGCTGAACTGATGAGCGTGTACGTTGATGATCTCGGTTTACCCCAGCTCCCCCGGGCGACCGTAACCGTTCACGAGGAAACCAGATCGGCCCGCGTCAGCTATCGCGACAAGGACGGCTCAAAGTTCACGGTGATGGTGAAGCAGAAACCCAACGCAATCGGTTTTCATGCGCGCCTTCCCGGCGATAAGTCCAAACGCTGAGCAGGCCAAGCGGGCGCTGCTGGAAGACGGCGACGAATAGCGTCCACTACCTCACGCATTAACGCGGATAGTGACCGCGATACTGATCGAAAGTTCCAATCAAAGGCGACCAAGCTCAGGCAGTCGCGGAGGCTAAAGCCAGCAATGGCTTAGTGTAATTTAATGGCAGGACGCCCTCCCAAGGAAAAATCATTCGCCAACATGCTCAACATCGCCATCAAAGAGGCGAACGAGCAAGGCGTTACCAAACTGCGCGCCGTCGCCGATGCGCTCGTTGACAGGGCAATGGCTGGCGACGTGCAGGCGATCAAGGAAGTGGCGGACCGTCTGGACGGAAAGGTGCCGCAGGCCGTGGTTGGCGACGAAGAGCATGACCCCATCAACCTCGTTGCCCGCATCGAGCGCGTGATCGTTGACGACGCTCCGCATTCCGACAGCTAGGGCATTCCGCCCGCTGCTGGAGCCAGCACGATACAAGGCGGCACACGGCGGGCGCGGCTCGGGCAAGTCACATTTCTTTGCCGAGCTGATGATCGAAGACAGCCTGGCCGAACCGGGGATGCGCTCGGTCTGTATCCGCGAGGTGCAGAAGTCGCTCAAGGAATCGGCCAAGCGGCTGCTTGAGGACAAGCTGGCCGCGCTCGGGCTGGGCGAGGCGGATGGCTTCAAGGTATTCCGTGAGGTCATCGAAACGCCCGGCGACGGCATTGTCACCTTTCAGGGCATGCAGGATCACACGGCGGAGTCGATCAAGTCGCTGGAAGGCTTCAAGCGGGCGTGGGCCGAAGAGGCGCAGACGCTCAGCGCCCGGTCATTGAGCCTGCTGCGCCCAACCATCCGCGCCGAGGGGTCGGAACTGTGGTTCTCGTGGAACCCGCGCCGCAAGAATGATCCGGTGGACGCGATGTTCAGGGCCGGTTCGCCGCCGACCGGCGCGGCAGTGGTTCGCGCCAACTGGTCGGACAATCCGTGGTTCCCGGACGTGCTCAATCAGGAGCGGCTGGACTGTCTCAGGGACAACCCGGACCAATACGACCATATTTGGGAAGGCGGCTACGTGACGGTTGCAGAGGGCGCCTATTACGCGCGGCACCTTGCCGAGGCCAAGGGCCGCATTGGCAACGTCGCGGCCGATCCGCTGATGACCACGCGGGCCTATTGGGACATTGGCGGCACCGGGGCCAAGGCCGATGCTTGCGCCATTGTCATAGCGCAGTTCATCGGGCGCGAAATCCGGGTGCTGGATTATTACGAGGCTGTCGGCCAGCCGCTCGCCACGCATGTGCAATGGCTGCGCTCGGGCGGGTACGGCAAGGCGCTGTGCACCCTGCCGCATGACGGCGAGAGTAACGACAAGGTTTACGACGTGTCCTATGCGAGCGCGCTGAGGGAAGCGGGCTTCGAGGTTGAGACGGTGCCCAACCAGGGCAAGGGCGCTGCCGCCATGCGTATCGAGGCCGGCCGGCGCCTGTTCCCGAGCATCTGGTTCAACAAGGACACGACCGAAGGGCTGCGCGATGCGCTCGGCTGGTATCACGAGCGCAAGGACGAGACCCGCAACATCGGGCTCGGGCCGGAGCATGACTGGTCGAGCCACGGGGCTGACGCCTTCGGGCTGATGTGCGTTGCGTATGAGGAGCCGCGCGAGAAGCGCAAGGCGGGCAGCGGTGCCTATCGTGGGGCAGGGGGGTGGATGATCTGATGGCTGCTGATGACGATCTCCTGCGCGACGGCAAGGACCTGTTCCGCGAAGCCGAGGATGCCGAGGCCGACAACCGGCAGACGGCCGAGGATGACATTCGCTTTGCCCGCAACAGCGAGCAATGGCCGGAAGAAATCCTCAACCAGCGCAAGCTGGAGGGCCGCCCGGCGCTGACCATCAACAAGCTGCCGGCGTTCGTACGCCAGGTGGTCAACGATGCCCGCCAGAACAAGCCGTCCATCAAGGTGCATCCCGCCGACAGCGGCGCCGACCCCGACACGGCGGAAGTCGTCAATGGCCTGATCCGCAACATCGAGTACACCTCGAACGCCGACGTGGCCTACGATACCGCCGTTGAGTGCGCGGTCTCGGGCGGCTTCGGCTATATCCGCGTCGGGCTGGACTACGCCTATCACGACAGCTTCGACATGGATCTGCAGATCAAGCGGGTGGCCAACCCGTTCTCGGTCTACGGCGATCCCAATTCCCGCGAGGCGGATTCCTCGGACTGGATGAACGCCTACGTGGTCGACCGGCTGTCGAAAGCCGAGTTCGGGTCCAAGTACGGCGAGGACTCCAAGAGCTATCAGAGCTGGGACGACATCGGCGCCTGGGGGGAAGGCCCGTGGCGCCAGGACAACGACATTCTCGTGGCCGAGTGGTGGGCGCGGCGCGAGGAAGAGGTGAAGATTTACCTCACCGCCACCGGCATGGTGCTGTCGGACAAGCAGGTCAAGGAGGATGAGGATATCCAGCTAGGCTTGCAGGCCGGGCTTATCCAGATCACCCGCGAGCGGCTGGCGAAAGCCTACCGCGTCAAGCAGCACATCATGACCGGCGCCGAAATCATCGAAAGCAACGAGTGGGCGGGCTGCTATATCCCGATCATTCCGGTGTACGGCGACGAGTTCGACATCAAGGGCAAGCGGGTGTTCCGCTCGCTGATCCATCCGGCGATAGACGCGCAGCGCATGTTCAACTACTGGCGCACCACGTCGACCGAGCTTGTGGCACTGGCCCCCCGCGTCCCCTACATCGGGCCGGAAGGCGCGTTCGACGTTGACCAGGACAAGTGGAACACGGCCAACACGCAGAGCCACGCCTATCTCGAATACAGCAAGAACGCCGTTGCGCCGCCGCAGCGCCAGCCGCTCGACAGCGGGGTTGCCGCCGGGGCGTTGCAGGAGGCATTGAACGCCGCCGACGACATGAAGGCGATCATGGGCATCTACGATGCCTCGCTCGGCGCTCGCAGCAATGAAACCTCGGGGCGCGCCATCATGGCACGGCAGCGCGAGGGTGACGTTTCGACGTTCCACTTCATCGACAACATGAGCCGCGCCATCCGCCACACCGGGCGCATCCTCATTGACCTGATCCCGCACGTCTACAGCGGTGAGCGCATCGTGCGCATCATGGGCGAGGACGGCTCGCCGGAAACGCGGCAGTTGGGCAAGCAATACCCCAAGGTTGACCCCAAGAGCGGCCAGCCGATGGTTGACGGGCAGGGTCAGGCCATCATGGCGCTGCACGACCTGTCGGCCGGCAAGTACGATTTGACGGTGACCACGGGGCCGAGCTTCACCACGCGCCGCGAGGAAGCGGCATTCCAGATGACGGAGATGATCCGGGCGCTGCCGGCTTCGGCTCCGATCCTCGGCAAGCACCTGGCCAAGAACCTCGATTGGCCGGGCGCCGACGAGATTGCCGAAGAGCTGGAGGAAATGAGCGGCGGGGCGCAGATTCCGCCCGAAGTCCAGCAGATGATCGAGCAGGGCAAGGAAGAGATTGCCCGGCTGACCGAAGAAAACCAGCAGCTCAAGCAGGACCATTCGCTGGACGAGGCGGAAATGATGGCCAAGCAGCAGCAGGCCGGCGTCGAGGCGCAGAACAAGGTCAAGATCGCCATGATCGACATTGAGGCGGATAAGCAGATCGCCTTCGCCAAGATCGAGGCGGAAAAGGAGATCGCTGCCTACAAGGCGCGGTTGATGGCGCAGGTAGAGGCCAACAGGCCCCCGCCGCAGCAGGCGGCTTAGGAGACACCGAATGGCGAACGCGATTGGACACGACACCGAGCAGATCGGGCACGGGGTGAAGACGGTTACGACCGCTGGCACCGATGTGGGGCTGGTGACGCAGAGCACCGGGGCCAAGTGGCTCGTTATCCAGGCTCAGACCGACAACACCGGCTACATCGCCGTGGGTGCATCCGGGGTTGACGCCACGGTGGCGAGCGGGACAGGCGTGTTGCTGGCGGCTGGCGAGAGCGTGACGCTGCTGTGCGACAACCTTACCGACATCTACATTGACGCGACGGTCGATGGCGAGGGTGTGCGGTACACCTATGGGACCTGACGATGACGACGCACGGTCCTAACCTGCTGCAGCCGTGGGCGCCCATTACCCTCGGGCGGGGTGGGGCAGTTCCCGCCTATTTCCGCACGATGGATTGGGCCGTCGACTTCGAGAACAACCGGCGCTACTTCGGCGCGGCCTATCCCACCGACACGCACCCCTCCCCCATCCTGATGCCGGATGCTACCGGCGCGTGGGTGAGCAAGGCCGCCAATGTGCTGTGCCGGGAGCAGGGCGTCGGGATGCAGGGGGTGCCGACCTATCAGCAGTATGCGGCCAATCCGCAAGCCCCGGCCAATCAGACCGTGACGCTTTCTGCCACGGGCACCTATACGCTGTGGATCGAGGGCACTGGCTCGGTTGCGGTGGCGGCGGGGACGGCGGTCGGCACGGGCTTCGGCTCGGCGACGGCGGGCAACAAGGTCACGTTCACGCTCTCGGCGGGCGGCACGGTCGACCTGACGGTGACTGGCACGGTCACGCTGGTGAACGTCATCAACAAGGCATTCGTGCTGCCGCCGATCTACTCGGTATCGTCCATCACCGGCAACCGGCAGGTGGTCGACCTCACGGGGCGGCTCGGCAGCGGCGTGGCGGGGTTCATCAAGGTGGATGTGAAGAACACCGGCGCCAGCGGAGACGAGATATTCACCTTGAATGACGGCACACTGGCCAACCGGATAATTTTTCGGACCTTTCCGGGGCCAACGCTTGGCATGCAGGTCGTTGCTGGCGGTGTAGATCAGGCAATCGTTTACATAGAATCTGGGACATACGCTCCCGGCGTCAGAACGGTTGCCTTTGCGGCAGGACTAAACTTCTTCTTGGCTCGGTCGGTCGGGGGCGCAGCGCCAACAGCAGACACGAGCGGGACCTATCCGACAATCTCGACTGCCAACTTCGGGGGAGACGGGTTCGGCGCGACCAGAAACATCTACCAACACACCCTCAAGGCCGCCCTCCGCTTCGG